ACTTCGTTGCGCGGTACTGAGTACCGAGGATGTCGATGGGACGGGCTTGATCGATGATCGGAGCACTCCCCCCATACTCAGCGACAACCATGCGAGAGACGCCGGTGCCGAAGAGATACCATCCAGCCGTGTTAGCGGCAGCGGTGGCCGGTTCTTTGCCGTGCTCTTCGATGGAAACCACCGTATCAAGCAGCGGTTCGAAGATGCGTTGCAGGGCTTGGTAGTATATGTTCCGCGTCTCGTTCGTACCACCCGGCACAAACTGAGATTCCAGGAGTTGGTTAACTGTCCCGCGAAGGGAGACTGGAGCCAACAGCATGGCGGGGTTAACGTTGAGGACTTTGCCAGCCTTGTTGGTCTGGAGCATCATCTTGGCATAGGCCACGTCTAGGGTCGTAACCGAAGGCGCGCCGCCGTTGGTGATGATGTTGCCGTGCGTGGTGGAGAACAGGGCCGCGTTCGTTTCGGTCATAGTCGGGTTGCTCTTCAGCGTGTAGTAAACCAACTCGTTTACCGTGCGCTGTGCAGCTTCGCCGACGTCAGCAGCAAATCCGGAAAGGAAATCAAGATCGTCGTTGATGATAACATCATCGGTTAGCGACCAGATGCGGCTATACGTTTCGGGGGTGACGCTTTCCTTCTTGCCGTCGCGCTGCGGAGCGGTCGGGACTTCGCCGTTTTCGCCTACCTTAGTGAGCGAACCGAGTCCGCCCTTCTGGTAGAGACCGTGGGCGCGAAGGTCGTTCGCAGGGATCACGTTACACCAGAGCTGATAGGTTGACGGCGTCAGCGTATAGGCGAGGTCCATGGTCTTGTTGAGTGCGTTCTCAAGCATGACGGAGAAGTCGGACGTGCCAGCGTATCCGGAGCGACGGCCAAAGTCGCGGAAGTCCTGCAATGTCTGCTGGTCTGACTTGCCCCAAGAGCGAACGCCGTTAATTTCGAGGTAACTACGGACAAGGTCGATAAACCGTAGGCCGCTGTATTGGCCAGCCATTTCGTGGACTTTGCGAGGGTCGGCCTTCTTGTCACCGCGTACAGACAAGCGGGCATTGCCGCCGTGGTCGATAACGCCGCCGCGAATCATCAAGGCGTCAGCAGCAGCAGAGCGGAAGGCTACAACTGCGTTGTTGTCGCCCACGCTCACGTGATGAGATCCACCAACAGCTTCGCGCTGGCCTTCGCCTTCCTGCTTTGCCTTCTTCTCAGCAAGCAGTTTTAGCCGCACGTCTTCGGCGGTCAGGCTTTTGTCGTTAATGAACTGGTTGGCGCGTTCGAGGTTCTCACCGAACATCTGGCAAAACGTGTTAATGTGTACGGCGCGAAACTGGTCCTCAGCAACGTTGACAACCTTGGCGACAGGATCGCCGTTGTCACCTACGCTGCGGGTCTGGGGTTCGGCCTTGGGTTCCGGTTCGGCTTTCTTCGTGGCAGGTGCCACGGGGTCAGTTTTAGCGCCACCGCCACCCGCGCCGTTGTCGGGCTCGAAGAGCAGGGAGCGCAATCCCATGCGTGTAATGTTCATTCTTTCAGCCTCCTGCTGATGGTCGATGGTTCCGGCGTCTATACAAACCGATGCGCCGCGCTTGAGTTGTTCTCTAGTAATTCCTGAATTGATGTCGGCGGGAATTGGCGTGAGAGAGACCTCACGGATTTCCCAGTCCGTTGCGACAAGAGCAGGTCCTTGGAAACCTTCCCAAGACTCGCCCTCTCGCACAAGTTGGTAGCGGTTCACGACATAGCCAGCAGACACACCGCGGAGGCTTCCGCTTTTCACTTGTCGCTTTGCCCGCTCTGCGTCGTCGGTGTCGTCGTACATGTACGCGCCTTGCACCTGACGGTCGGCGGCACTCAGTTCTTTCAGCGGGCCGACTATACGCTCACCATTGTGATTCATAAGCACCGCAGTGGCGTTGAATCGAACGCTTGAAGGATCGCAGCGCAGAATCTCTGCGGCCTCGATCACCTCGTCCCGTTGCTCGTCGTAAACGTACCGCTTAATCTTGTCGGTTTCCGTCGCAGCGATAAAGCGCACAAGGCTCTCAGCGTCCACCATCTCGCTGTCTATACGTGCGTTCCGGAAACCTAGTGGGGAAATTCTGTACATTAAACTGCAACCCCTTCCTCTGTGGGTTCTTGTTCTGCGGCAGGCTCTTCCTGTATAGACGCCGCGGCCTTTGCCATCGTGTCTAGATCCCCAGGATAAACCAACCCAGCCGCCTTAAACATCTCACGGTCTTTGATGATACGGTCCATCTGCTCTTCCGGATCGTTGCCGCGTTCCGCTTGGATCTGCGACCAAGTCTTGGATCCAATCTTCATCGCCTCAGCGTCTGCCTTGACTTCCTTCTCAGGATCGACGTAGCGACGCCCGGGCATCGTGACGTTGCACCGCGTATAGTCGCTTACAGGAACACGCTCACCCCTCAGGGTAATCAGTCCGCCTTGTATAGACGCGACCATGAAGGCTTTGAAGATGGGGCAGCAGAAGTCGTCGCGAAGCATTTCACGCCAAGGCAAAACAGCGCTCTCTGCGACCATGTCGGCCATGCGAGACGTGGAGTAATTGACGCCGGAGAAGTCGCCGGAAACGACCTCGTAGGGAAGGCCAGCAACCGCGGCCATCATCTTGATCATCTTCTCAACAAAGACGCCGTATTGTGCACCCGGGTGCTTCATGTCCATCTGCGTGACAGACTCGCCGGGCATAAGGTTCATAAACTGACCGAAGGCGACTTCGCGCTGCTCTTCCCGTTCCGTCGCGGTCGCTTCGTCTGCGTCCGGTGACTTGAGAAGGTCGCCCACCCCGCCGCCGTCTTGAGTCGTGGCGACCATAAAAATCTTTGCGCAGTTCTCAGCGTTCTGCACTGTCGCGGATTGGAAGTTTTCGAAGTGGTAAACCTGCTGGGCAATCGCAGCAAGAAGAGGCTCGCCAACGTATTGCCCTGCGTATAGATCGATCTTGATGTGGAGAACGCGATTCGCAGGAACCACGCGAACGTCTTGCCCGTTGGGTCTCCGGAAGTGATAGCGCAAGGGGCGCCCGTCGTCATCTACTTCGATGCCCTCGCGCCCCTTCGCGTCTATACCGGCGAAACCTGTTTGTAAAATTCCAGAGTCAAGGAACACGCTCTCGACAAGTTCCAAGCGAAGCGGAGGCGCACCCGGCCCGTTGTCTCGGTCATGCATGACAACGAAAATCTCACCGTCCACAGCGACCCCGCGGACAATCGCCCGCTGCATCTCAACCATGGACATCATCCCATCGAGAGAAAACTTTTCCTTGTCGTCGGCCCAGTCCCTGAAGATGCGATCAACGTTCTTCCGCCAAGATGCCGCCGCACCGCTCCTGCCTTGCATCGCTGAGCGTGGAACAATCGGTGCGGCGATAGTCTTGCTAACCAAGGCATTAATGATGCTGCGGGGGATTGGCATGTCCCGGTAAAGCTCTTGGCATCTGGCCTTGAGCGCCCGAGAATCCATGCGAAGGTTGCCGTTTTGTGTTCCGCGTATAGACGTTCCCCAGCCAACATTGAGACGGTTGACCTTAGCCGCGCCGTAGATGGCCCGCTTGAAGAAGTTGGAGACCGTGCGGAGGATCGAAATCATACGCGCTTCGCCCTCACGAGAGAACCGCGGCCCCGGTTGTTCTGCCGGTCTATACGGTTCTGGAGTACGTCGCGGCGTTTGTAGAGCGTGTCGAGATTCGCACGGGTGACAGACCGCCCCTCGCTGGAGAAAGCCTGTGCCTTCTCCGCGTTCGCGATGGCCGTTTCTACTGCTTCAAGTTGTTCCGCAAGTGTCGCCATGGTCGCCTCGTGTATATACAAAACCGAGGCGAGATTGTCACCGATCAAGCCCGCTGTCTATACAAAACGAAAAGTGCAAATAAGATTGTTTGACAGGAGCGGACACGAGTGGCCATGAGCGGACAGGAGTGGCCAATTTACCGTTGAACACCGTAACTTTGGTGGCAAGACTTGCAACGTCTATACTCAACTTTAGGGTTTGTTGCCACCAGCCTAGAGCGAATACTACCGCACTTTGGGCAGATGGCTTGCTGCATTCTGGGGACTGATTCCCGTGGCTTCGGCTTAGCCTCGGGCTTCGGTTTCGTTACTGCTGGCTTGCTTCTCGTTCTCGGTTTCTTCGCCATGCTGTTTCCTTTCGATTGTTGTCTATACAGGCTTTAGGTGGATCCGTGACCCGTTGGTGTGGGCTAGGGCACAATTCATTGAGTAGCAGTCTAGCCAGTGGTTTTCGCGTCTCTTGACTTTCCATGTCTTCACTTCGCGGCCACCAATACCGATTTCCGTGACTTGCTCCTCTGCGGTTAGGTGCCTCGCGAGGTCCATGTGTTTCGAATCGTCGTCCCGGTACAGTGTGACCGCAGACGGGTCGCTCTCAGCGCAGGCTAAGCGCTGATGGCAGAACCCTTTCCAGTAGTCGGCGTTTACGTGCATAAGAGGGACCGGGCCTGTGTCTGCTTGGAAAATTGTGATGTGGTATTGCAAACCCTTCGCGACGTCCTTGTTTTTCACGTTGGCCTTGGGTTCGTGGTATGCGCCTGCTTTGTTTGTGGAACTCTCGCCATAACCCTTGTAGGGGAATATCCTTTTGGGAAAGTTCCGGGCCACCGCGTAAACTGACTCGCCGCTATGCCCTGAGTCCACAATCATCCTGTCTATACGACGAAGGTCCGGCGTCTTCTCTTGTGCGTACCCCTCTTGGAATTCGTCCCATTGCTCGCGAATGGCGATCTCCAGGGCCTTCTCCTCTGGCAGCCCCTTTGGCACTTCCTTGACCCCGATGTCGATAATGTAACCGCGATAAGAGTTGGTCCACGCGATCACCATCCAGTGGCACCGGTACTTGCCCAAGTCCATCGCCGCAGTCACATGGCTCACACCGTCAGGAATCACCCGACGCGCTAGCCCGTGCTGTCTCTTCACAATGTGCTCGATGCTTAGGTCAACCGCTCGCTCGCTGGTGTTCTTCGCAGGCATCGCCCAGTTCTGCTGCCGTATCTGCTTGTCCGCGTCCTCAGTATCGACAGCACGTCTCGCCAGCCATTCAGCCTCGGCCAACTGTCCCGCAGACACAAA